TGGCACGTCATCGAGCCGGGTCAGGAATATCTGCACAACTGGCACATTGACGCCATCGCTGAGCACCTGACCGCCATCACCGATGAAAGCATGATCGACGACGAGCGGTATTACAACCGCCTGTTGATCAATGTCCCGCCAGGCGCGATGAAGTCCCTTCTTTGCAACGTCCTGTGGCCCAGCTGGGAATGGGGGCCGCGCAACATGCCGTATATGCGCTACGTCTGCGCGTCCCACGCCATGCCTCTGGCCATCCGTGACAGCGTGAAGATGCGTCGCCTCGTCAGCTCCGAGTGGTATCAGACACGATGGGGCGACCGCGTCACGATCACCGGAGATCAGAACGAAAAGATCAAATACGAAACCACCGCGACCGGCTTCCGGCAGGCAGTGGCGTTCGAGGGTATGACCGGTGCCCGTGGCGACAGGGTGATCATCGACGATCCGCACAGCGTCAGCTCGGCATCGTCCGAGCAGAAACGAGCCACGACCATCGAGACGTTCGAGCAGGCGGTTCCGACCCGATTGAACAACCCTGACCGATCGGCCATTGTGGTGATCATGCAGCGCCTGCACGANGANGANGTGTCCGGCGTCATCATCGAGAAGCAGCTTGGCTACGATCACATCATGATCCCGATGGAATACGATCCCGACCGTGCCGCACCGACCCTGCTAGGATGGGAAGATCCGCGCACCAAGAAGGGCGAGCTGATGTTCCCAAGCCGGTTCCCCCGGCATGTGGTCGAGCGCGACAAGAAGATCATGGGGACGTATGCGGCGTCTGGCCAGTTCCAGCAGCAGCCGACCCCGGAAGACGGCGGTATCATCAAGCGCAAGCACTGGCAGCTGTGGGATCAGCCGGTTTACCCACCGTTCGATTACATCATCGCGAGCCTCGACACCGCATACACCGAGAAGACCGAGAACGATCCATCGGCCTGCACCGTGTGGGGCGTATGGACGGATGACCCAAAGACCCACGCAACCCGCATGCTGGGCAAGGATGGACACCTGCAGCAGATCACCCGCACCTATGACGAGCGCGAGGTTCCGCCGCGAATCATGTTGATGCATGCATGGTCTGAGCATTTGGAAATGCCTGAGCTGATCCGAAAGATCAGTGAGACCTGCATCCGGTGGAAGGTGAGCCGGCTGTTGATCGAAAACAAGTCGGTCGGGATGCCGGTTGCGCGGGAACTCAGAAGGATGTATTCTGGGAAGAACTTTGGCGTTCAGCTTGAAGATCCCGGTTCGATTGACAAGATGTCACGCCTGTACTCGGTGCAGCACCTGTTCGAGGAAGGACTGGTATACTGCCCCGATAAGGCTTGGGCCGACGAGGTGATCAGCCAGTGCATGCGCTTCCCGAAGGCCAAGCACGACGATCTGGTCGATACCGTCTCGATGGCCATGCGCTACCTGCGCCGGTCTGGGTTCATTCTCAGGCCGGATGAAGTGCAGGAAAGTTTTGAAGACAGTCGGCAGCATACGGGCAAACCGCCTGAGCCATTATACGGGATTTGATCATGGATGATGATTTCGAGGTCGAGATTGAAGAAGACGGCCCGAAGACCGAGGTCGATGAGCACGGTAACATCATGACCATTGAGCTGCCCGACGGATCGATCCAGTTCTCGCTGGACGGCTCTCCGCTGGAAAAGGTTGAAAAGGAAAACCGCGAGGGCTGGTTCGACAACATCATCGAGGATATCAATAAGGACGAGCTTGGCCGCATCGCCGAAGATTTAATGAAGGGCATCGAAAGTGACCTCAAATCCCGACAAGAATGGATTGAAGACCGCGCCCAAGGCATCAAGCTGTTGGGCCTCAAGGTCGAGATCCCCGGCCTTGCTGGTGCCGCTGACGGAGCGCCGGTCGAAGGAATGTCGCGTGTACGACACCCTCTCTTGCTTGAGGCCGTGCTTAGGTTCCAAGCTAATGCAAGGTCGGAACTTCTGCCTACGGACGGACCCGTAAAGATCCGCGAAGACAACAACAACGCGACGGATGAAACGGATGAGCTGGCAAACGATCTCGAAAACGATCTCAACCATTATCTCACCTCGACCGCCAAAGAATATTACCCCGATACCGACCGCATGCTTCTCATGCTGGGCTTCGGTGGGACGGCATTCAAAAAAGTATATTTTTGTCCGCTCAGGAACCGCCCAGTCTCAGAAAGTGTGGATGCAGACGATCTCATTGTGAACAACAGTGCGACTGATCTGTACAACGCCAGCCGGGTGACGCACCGCATTTACATGCGGCCATCGACGGTCAAGCGCATGCAGATCATCGGCGCATACCGTGACATCGACCTGTCGCAGGCCAAGCAGATCAAGCTCGACGCGGCACAGCGCGAAAAGAAGGCGCAGCAGGGCATCAGCGAGGGTGGTACCGAGAACCCAGACGACCGTGATCGCGAGATCTATGAGTGCTATTGCGAGCTGGAGATCAAGGGCTTCGAGCACCGCCGCAAGGGCAAGGAAACCGGCCTTGAAATCCCGTATCGTGTCACGATTGATGTCTCGTCGCATGAAATCCTGTCCATCGTCCGCAATTACGACGAGGATACCAAGGAGCTTCCTGAGCCACGCCAGAATTTCGTGAAATACACCTTTGTGCCGGGCATGGGGTTTTATGACCTCGGCCTGCTGCATATCCTTGGCAACACGACCAATGCGCTGACAGCAGCGTGGCGTGAGATGCTCGATGCTGGCATGTACGCGAATTTCCCCGGCTTTCTGTATTCCGACGCCGGCGCACGACAGAACACGAACATCTTCCGCATTCCTCCGGGTGGTGGTGCACTGATCAAGACGGGCGGCGCTCCGATCCAAGACGCTGTGATGCCGTTGCCGTATAAGGACGTCGGCCCCGGCCTGATGTCGCTGGTGGAAAGCATCAACCAGACCGGCATGCGCGTCGGTGGCACAGCTGAACAGGCTGTGGGCGAGGGCAAGCAGGATGCGCCGGTGGGCACAACCATCGCGCTGATCGATCAGGCAACCAAGATCCTGTCGTCGGTTCACAAGCGCATGCACAACGCGCAGGCCGAAGAATTTGCTTTGTTGGTGAAATGTTTCAAAGAGAATCCTGATTCGTTCTGGCAGAAGAACAGAAAGCCAGCCCGTAAGTGGGACGAGGAAACGTTCATCCGTGCCGTTAATCAAGTGGATTTGGTGCCACAGGCTGACCCAAACACGGCCAGCCAGACCCAGCGCTTGATGAAGGTCATGGCGTTGAAGCAGCTGCAGGGCGCAAATCCGGCCATGTATGACCCGATTGCGGTTGACCGCATCGCTCTGCAGGCCATCGGCTGGTCCAATCCTGAGCAGTTCATGGTTCCGCCTGAATCGCTTGCCCAGACACCAAGCCCTGAGCAGCAGGCAGAGCAGGCCAAGATCCAGATCCAGAAGCAGGACAGCGATACCAAGCTCATGCTGGCCAAGGCCAAGGTGGCGCTTGACGGTGCCAAGCTGCATATGGACAACAACATGGCTGGCCTTGAGGCGCATAAGACGTTCGGCCAAGGTGGCGTTGTGCCACCTGCTGAGAAGAGCGACCACGAGAAGCGCGTCGATGGCATCGACCTGATCATCAAGGAAAAGCTGGCCGACGCCAAGATCGCCGAGACCAAGATCAAGGCAGCCGAGCTGGCCCAGAAGGCGCAGGACGACAAGGTGACCAACGCCCTGAAGCAGGAAGACATCCAAGCCAAGGAACGCATTCAAATGATCGATCTGGCGCAGAATATCGCGGTGCATCCTGAGAGCGATCCTGCGGTTCATCAGCTGCTCGGCAACGTGATCCCATCGATTACAGGGGGCAAGTGATGGATCCGTTGGAGCTTGCGAAGTCAGTAAAGCCTGTCAATATCAATAATCCGATGTCGGTATTTCCTAAGCCGCAACGCATGTTCCCAGAAGATGCGCCCGTTAAAGGTGGGCAATATTTGTCGATGCCAGACAAAACTGACATGACAGGACACAAAGCTGCCGCTGCATCTATCGGCGTGGCGCAAGGCGGCAAGCCTTTTTTTACCGCATCTCGTGATGCTGTCGATGAAACGGGCACATCTGGACGTGGCACTGCTATTGCAAAAACCAATTTGTTTAAGCAAAAAGCCGGTTGGAAGTGGAAAGATGCCCCAGAAGGGCATGAAGATACCAACACGATTGTGTCGGTCGAACATCGCGGCAAACATCATTACGCATTGAACGCACATTTCCCAAAGGGTGTTGATCTTGCACGATATGAAGATTCGCCATCCGAGCCTCGCCTTCGCCCAACAACTCGCGGAAATGTAGAGTTTGGCCCGCAAGCTGGTAGCATTCTTGTGCGCGGTCGTGAGCATCCTGTCTATCATCATATAATTGTTAAGGCAGATGGTGGCGACGTTGAAGGCTACGCTACCAAGGGCGCTGTGCCGGATCCACTGGAGCTTGCCAAGTCTGTAAAGCCAATATCGCGAAACAGGGCCGAAAAGGTTTCGTATGTGGTGGATCACGACCGAAAAGAGGTCAGGGCGCACGGTCCAAATGGCAATGAAATCGGCTATCTGTCGATGGAAAAATATGGTGAGCCTGCCAAAAACAATGAAGTGTTTAACATGGCCGTTAAACCTGCATGGCAGGGCAAGGGCATCATGCGGAACCTTCATGATACCGCTGAACAGCATTTTGGCACGATCAATCCGTCGCGCACTTTGTCTGATGATGGCTTTGCGTTCTGGAAATCATATCGGCCAGAAGCCGTTAAAGACAGTTATCGTTTCCATGCCGACAAGATAATTGGCCAACCTGCACAAACAAGAAGTGGTATGGGTACGGTGTCCAGCGTTGGTGATAAAAATATGATTGCTACGCTCCCCAATGGCAACACATCTATGGTTCATCCTGAGCATGCCAAGGCGCTCTTTGAACAAGCGCAAAAATCTGATACAACACAGTGATGTTCGCACTAAAAGGCACTGATCATGGATGAAGCTCTCCGCAAACTGGCACAATCGGTTCACGCTATCCACCATCTCCGTGGAATGGCTCAAACACCGAGCTTGGATAAAATGAGTATTAATCCAATGGAAATTGCCAAGGCTGTAAAGCCTTTGCATCGTGCAGATGGCGGAACAAATAACCCAATTCCTGCTCAAAAACAGGCTCCATCTGGGTTTTTTGAAGTAGCTCCCGGAAAAACATATGACCCAAAGCAAAAAGCTTCATGGGAAATGCTGCATCCGCAAGCAAAACAAGCCATATCCAACAAGATGATTGGCGAGTTTATTAGTCCGTGGCAACGTGCAACCGGTTATACCGGAGAGGTTCGTCCCGGCCTTGGCGGATTTGAAGGCGATAGTAACCCGAATTACACTTTCCATCCTTATAATCCCGATCACATTGGGCCAGCTTTGAACAGCTTGGGTCATTTATTCCGTCAAGATTCCATGATGGGTGCCCACGCACATCCGTTTGAAGGCAGTTTCCCCGCCGGTGTTGTCCGCGTTCATATGCCTGAAAATGTATCCCCAGAGCATGCCCATGAGGTTTACAAAAGCCTGCATGAAAAGGGTTTGGCTGATGGTCATTCGACCGATCTGGGCCGTGGTACTATGGACATTATGGCTGGTTCGGGCGGCGATGATACCGTTGAACATGCAAAAGCTATAGACGCGCATCTTAAAGGACAATATAATGTGTCCTCTTATCCTGCACATATTTCATTTCCAGCACATGGGGAACATTATGGCGTATCTGGGACATCGGCCAGCGAACCATCCGGAACACCCGTTTCGGCGGCCTACGATTCTCTTCGTGCCAAAGCGCAAGATCGACTTGGAGAACTCCTCGAAGAAGCACACCGTCAGGGCGGCGGACACAAAGGCGAAGTAAACTTTGGCGACACATTAGCGCCGGGGCAGCCTCATCCAAACACGATCAATGCAGGCATGCCAAAGACGGCATCTGCATATAAGGGTCCAGTACCTGCTGGACAAACACGCATAGATATTTCGCCGTCGCAGCATAAAAAAGAAAATCTTGATGCAACAGCGTCTCGTATGTGGAAAAATCATCCCGCAAGCGGCGGTGAAGAGCTTTCTGGCGAAGAAGCTTATAAAAAATTGACCGATTTCCAGACACGAAATTTGCTTGCCATTTGGGATAAAACACCACAAGCACAACGCCAAACAAGCCGTTTTTGGTATCGCGCAGCCAATGCCTTGGGTAATGCTTACGCCGAAGAGCATAACATTCCTAATCATGCTGCTCATGGCATTATGGCTGTTCTTTCTCCTCAAAACGCTTGGGATAAAAACGTCACGCAAGCAGAGCGTGTCATGGATATTTTAAAGCACCACAAAAATACGCCGTGGACTGCGGGTATGTCGGATGTGGTGCGTAACGGCGGATCAAAATCTAAGGGTCTTCCTGAAGATAAGGGCACAATTGAAACTGGTCCGCACAAATGGTCTGATATTGAAGGAAAAACCCTGCAAGAGGTTCTTGATGGACCGCACGGTGAATCTAAAGCTGCTATGTGGGTGCGTGCTTTTGACGAGGCGCATAACCCAACCCTTTATCAATCAGTCAGCCCTACCGGTGAGTTCCAAGGTGCCATGATGAACAAGTCAGGATCAGCGCCTGACACTGCATCGTGGAATTCTTACTCGCCAATTGAGAAGGCGATTAGCATTTATCACGACCCAAGCATGGAAAATGTTAACCGGCAGATCGGTAACAACCACAAAGTTCGTGAATTTTATAACGTAATTACGAATCCACATGATCCTAATGGTGTTGTTGCTGACACCCATGCTGTTGCAGCAAGCGATTTGATCCCACACGGTTCATCCGCCAAGGCTGTTCATCAAAATTTTGGTTCTCAGCCTGATCAAACCGGCAAAAAATACATGGAAAAGGTCGGTGAACCTTGGATTGCAGGTTATGATGCACCCAAAAAAACCGGATCAACTGGTGCTACTGGTGATTATCCAATTCATGCTGAATCTGTACGCCGTGCAGCATGGGCAAGAGGTGTTCATCCTTCTGAAATGCAATCTGTGACATGGGAACGTGTTCGCACCTTGTTTAGCGACAAGGGATTAAAGATGCAGAAAGCAGCTCGCGATATTTGGGGTGAATATGCTAAGGGTAATCTTAGCCACGGCGAAGCTGTAGATAAAATCTTTTCCGTTTTGGGTGGAAAAAAAGAACGTGAAGCCTCTTGGCATGGTGCTGGTGAAGGCGCTACAGGTCTTGGCAATGTAAAAATTGGTTCATATGAAAGACCAACCAACATTACAGCTGAAACTCCGGCAGTAAGTCGTTATAAATCAAATCAAAAGAAGGCAGACGGCGGATACGTCCGCCGTGCATATAAGAAGGGCGGCAAGGTTGAAGGTTCTGTATGGAATGATTTAGATGCAAATCCCAGAGGTCCGATTAATTCATCTATTGTCCAGCATGCGCTGGCCAAAATTGGCGCATCACTGCCTGCGACAATTGATCATACCGGCAGTGTGACGGGACGCCGTCATTAAACCTCTGGAGAAGAACATGGAAGAGTACCGTAAGAAAGACGACCGAGGTCGTTCAAAGGCCGCAAGGCTTACCAAGAATGATCCCCACCAGAAGGTGGATTCATCGACGTGGACCCCAGATGCTGCAGAAAATGCCGGCATCAAGACGGGCGCACGTCCGCTTGTTAAGCGTTTGTTCAAAAAGGGCGGCAAGGTCGTTGGTAAAGTAATTGGCGCAGAAGCCATGAAACGCGCTGACCGCAAGCCACGCAAGGCCGGTGGCCGTACCTTGACTGCTGACAGCCTGATTAACCGCGACGTTCGTGAAGCTAATTCCGAGCGCGAAGGCATCAAGCACACCGGCGCATTCAAGAAGGGCGGGAAGGTCCACAAGTTCGGCGGTGGCATGCTCGGCAACAACCCCGTTGCTGATCAGTACCAGAAGAACGCCGATGCTGCATCGCACAAGAAGGGTGGCAAGGTTCATCGCCGCGCCCATCATGCAACGTATGGCACGGTTGAAGAGGCTTTGGCTGATAATCCAATGCCGCGCAAGGAAATGGAAACGCTCAACGCCAAGTCACCGGCAACTGAGAAGGCTCCTCCTGAAGAAAAACCATACAAGTACACTGGCCCAGCACCTACAACGAACCCAAATACGGGTTATAAAAAGGGTGGCCATGTTGACGAAGCCGCTGACAAGGCGTTGATCAAGCGCATGGTGAAGCCTGAAGCCCGTACTGGCCGTAAGCACGGCGGTAATGTGTTTGCCGGCGACAGCAAGAAAAAGGTTCCGGGCGTAATTGGCGGTCGCAAGGCTCGTGCAACTGGCGGTCGTAATGACAACCAAAGCATGTACGATGATCCGTCGTATTGGAATAATTCACATTATGACGCGTTCACCGGTTGGCAGGGCGGTAATAATGCTAAATCTTCTACGCCGACCGCTCCAAGTCGTTCTGCCGGTGCTTCTTCTGCTCCGCGTTCATCTTCTGCTAATATCCAACGCTCAAATCTTCCTCCTGTGAAATCACAGGCTGGAACCACGTCATTAGGCGTACGCGATCCACAGCAGCAGTCGGAAGCAAAGAGCATTTCGGATTTGCACAATTACATTGTGCAGAATAATCCGTATAGCGGAATGGGATCGGAAGATCCGTTGTCAAACAGTGAGATCAACAGCCGCAATCGAATGATGTCTCAGCCTCCTGCGCCGGTTTCCTATAACCCATATAGTGAAATGGGAGCAGAAGATCCGCTGTCAAACAGTGAGATGATCAGCCGTAATCGAATGATGTCTCAGTCCCCGACACCGGTTTCACCTGAGCCGCAAGGTTTTGGCGCACTGGATCGCAATCTTTCCGATTGGTGGCGTCAAGAACAGCTTGATAAAGATCGTCGCCAGCAGGCGATGGATCAGCAGGGATCGGATTGGAAGCGTGGTGGGCGCACTATGCATGCCAAGGGTGGCCGCACCAAAGGCACGACCGTGAACATTATCATGGCTCGTGGGCATGATCAGCAGCAGAACATGCCAAATGCTCCTGTGCTTCCTCCAAAGCCACCTGTTGGCGTTCCTGTTCCACCTCCGGGCATGGCAGGCGGAGCACCACAGATGATGCCACAAGGAATGCCTCCACAGATGCCTCCACAGGGCATGCCCCGTAAGTCCGGCGGACGTACTGGCAAGTTTGGTGGCGGTGCAATGGGTACCGGCGCTCCTCATCCTGCAATGGGTATGGGCATGAATGGCGGTCAATTCCAAGGCAACCGTCCAATGCCTATGGGTGGCGGCGCAACCCCAGTGCCAATGGGTGTTGGCTCTAGCATGGGTCAAAACAACTCTTTTGGTAATCAACCGGTTCTTCCGACTGGTAATGTTGCCAAACAGGTTGTTCCACTCAAAACAGGTGGACGCGCCACTTATCCGATTGAAACCGGATCTGGTGGTGGAGAAGCTCGCATGGACAAGATTAAGGCCTATGGCCTGAAGCCGCCACGCGGTAAGTAAAAGTTTCACCTTCGCGGTTCGGGCTGCGGAGATGGAAAGACCGGACGCTTTTCCAGCCCCTTGGGGCGTCCGGTCACTTCAATAAAGGGGTTACAAGAGGGCAAAATGCAGACGACAGCAGCGAAATTCGCAAGCGAATTGCGAAAATTAATCGACGAAGAAGAGAAAAAAATCGTTAGTTATATCTCCACAGGTTACGTTGCCGATTATGCGACATATCAAAAATACGTGGGCATGGTTCAAGCTTTCCACGCTGTTAATGAAATGTTCGAAATCGCCCAAACCAATGCGGAGAAATTCTGATGCCTCCTATGAAAATGTCACATGACGTTGATCCAAAGCAAGAATTGCTCGAAAAAGTGGGCAAGCTGGATGACGTAACCGTATTTAACAACAATATCCTTGTTGCGATTTATATCCGCCCCAACAAAACCAAGTCCGGCATCTTCCTAACCGACGATACCACCGAGCAAGATCGATATCAGGGCAAGGTTGGCCTTGTGGTGAAGCTTGGTAATTCGGCTTTTGAAGATGAAACAGGCCGCTGGTTTAAAGGCATACAGGTAAAAGTCGGCGATTGGGTTATCTTCCGTCCTTCCGATGGGTGGTCGGTATCAATCAATGGCCAGCCATGCCGTATTTTGGAGGATGTGACCGTACGAGGCTCGGTCCAACATCCAGATTCAGTCTGGTAAGGAGATAAAAATGGAAGAAGAAACAATTGAATTGACGTTGGAAACAGCGCCAGAAGACGATATTGTCATTGTCGAAGCACCAGAAGAGGCAAAAAAGCCCGAAATTACGGTCGATGACGGCATCGAAGCCCTTCGCCGTGAGCTTGAAGCCGAAAAATCTGCCCGTGCTTATGCTGAACAGCAGGCCCAACAGGCTCGTGATCAAGCCCGTATGGCCACAACAGATAAGGCCGACAGCGATTTGCGGATGTTGAACACCGCAATTGAAACTGAGACCCGCAATAAGGAGATTTTAAAGGCAAATCTCCGTGATGCGGTGGCAAATGGCGATACGGATGCCCAAGCTGACATCTTGATGGCCATTAATCAGACGGACAACAACATCCGTCAGATCTCGGAAGGCAAAAAGCATTACGAAGCCCAGATTAAGGCCCAGCCGGAACCAAATGTTAATAAAGTTGAGAAGTTAGCATCCCAGTTGACGCCAAAATCAGCTGAATGGGTTCGTGCAAATCCTGATGTTGTCAACGATGACCGCAAGGCAAAGCGTCTTGAACGTGCCCACTTCGATGCCATTGATGATGGCATTCAGCCGGACACGCCAGATTATTTTAGCTTTCTGGAAAACCGTCTCAACATCAATAAAGCACCAGCTCAACAGCAGGATTTAGCCATGTCAGCAGCCTCGAACGCAACTTCTGGCCGTCAAGCATCGGCTCCGCCTGCAGCACCTGTCTCTCGCTCTGGAACGGGCACTGGTGGCCGTCCTAATGTGGTAAGTTTGACCCGTGCGGAACAGGAAGCCGCTCGTGACATGGGCATGTCGCCGAAAGAATACGCACAAAACAAGATTGCGTTAATCAAAGCTGGCCGGATGGCTGGATAAGAAAGGAAATAAGATGAAGACGATCAAGGAAAATACCCGTTTGGACCTCCGTCCATCGACGCCACACGAGGAAACCTCTCAGGAACGCGCTGCACGCCGTACCGCTGAGTTGAAAAATCACAATAATGCGACTGTTGACGAAGGTACCGACAAGTTTGCCACGCCAACGCCTCCAGATGGCTGGTCGTATGAGTGGAAGGTCAAGTCGGTCATGGGTTATGTCGATGCGGCTTACCTGCAGAAGATGGCCCGTTCGGGTTGGGAGCCTGTCGATGTTTCTCGTCATCCTGACATGATGGCTCGTGGTGCTGTCGGCGCAATTGAGCGTGACGGCATGGTGCTTTGTGAACGTCCATTGGAAATCACGAACGAAATCAAAGCTCGCGACCTTCGCAATGCACGGGCACAGGTCCGCGCCAAGGAAGGTCAATTGGATCCGAAGGGCAAGGGCGGTCTTATCAGCCGTGAAGACGCTCAGGTGGCTCCAAAGATCAACAAGAGCCACGATTTTTACGTTCCAGAGCAGTAAGTCTGGGGAGGCTACCAAGCCGTCAGGGGGAACTCTGGCGGCTTTTTTGTTGCATTATTTTTAAACGGTTGATATTCAAAAGGTCCGTGTGGTCTACCAGCCCATCGAACTTGTAGACATCTAGCCCTGCACTTATACGGCTGACGATTGCCTGAAATGGCATGAAACGCTTATAGCGTCCCGTGGAGAAGCCCCAGCAGGGGAATAACTGGCTTCCTAGGATGGGCACTTTACCCCCCTTTACTTTAGGTGCAAGTGCATCTATATTGGCGATCTCGTTCTCCCCCCGGCGTGGGAGATTTGAACAAATGTCCGTTTCACAGTCGCCCCGGTGTGCGATGATGGAAACTCTCTGAAAGGAGAATCCCGTCATGGCCAATACCTTTGCGCCCAACGGTTTCTTACAGTATCAGGGTGGCGCTGGCGGCGCTCCGACGTTCGCCCAGTCAACCCGCAAAATCCCATATAACGGTGGAGCAATTTACACCGGCGATCCCGTAGCACCAGTTATCGGTTCTGCTAACGGTTATATCGCTCAGGCTGTAGCAACTGGTTCATCGACAGTTTCTGCAACCCTCGCTGGTATCTTCGTTGGTTGTAAGTACCTTTCGGTTTCGCAGAAGCGTACCGTCTGGTCGGCTTATTGGCCGGGTTCGGACAGCGTTTATGACGTTGAAGCATATGTGATCGATGATCCAAATGCTCGCTTCGTTGTTCAGTCTTCTGGTTCCGCTTTCCCGATCACGAATGCCAATACGGCTTCGACGTTGGCTTCCAGCGTTCAAGGTCAGTACGCACAGTTCACCATCGGCACGGGTAACACCGCTACCGGTCGTTCTGGCGCTTACATTTCTTCGGTCGGCACCACGGTTACCTTCCCATTTGTCATCGTCGATTATGCCGTTGGTTTCGGCAACGGTAGCGATCCAACCACCCAGTATTGCAATTTGATTGTCGGCTTCAATAACGAAGTTTGGCGCACGAATGGCGCTGGCCCAACTGGCATCTCGTAAGGAGTAATGAACCATGGCTGCTGTTAATCTTCCACAGATCAAGGATCTCTTGCTTCCAGGTCTTCGCGGTGTCGAAGGCAAGTACGAGATGATCCCGTCGCAGTACGACAAGATCTTCACCAAGCACGATTCGAAGATGGCTCTCGAACGTACCGCAGAAATGCGTTACCTCGGCCTTGCTCAACTTAAGAGCGAAGGTGGCCAGACGGCTTTCGATTCGGGTTCGGGCGAACGTTTTGTGTACAATCAGGAGCACACGGAAATCGCACTCGGTTACGCGATCACCCGTAAGGCAATTGATGACAACCTCTACAAGACCCAGTTCACGCCTTCCAACCTCGGTTTGATCGAATCTTTCCAGCAGACCAAGGAAATCTACGGCGCGAACCTTCTCAACACGGCAACGACCTACAATGCTTCGGTCGGCGGCGACGGTGTGGCACTTTGCTCCACGGCGCATCCTATCGATGGTTCAACGGTCGCAAACACCCCAACGACGCAGGCCGACCTCAACGAAGCCACGCTGCTGAATGCGATGATCGCAATCCGCACGAACTTCCGCGATCAGGCCGGTCTGAAGGTGTTCGCCCGTGGCCGCAAGCTCATCATTCCTCCGCAGTTGGAGCCAGTTGCAATCCGTCTTCTGAAGACTGAATTGCGCCCAGGCACTGCAGATAATGACGTCAATGC